TCGCACGCGTGCGTAGTATGTGGCGGGGCATCATGACAGAGGTACGTTCAAAAGCGGTGAGAACTTCACCAGCAAAGACTTTCAAGAAAAGGGCACTAGTATCACCAGTACCAAGAGCCTGACCAGAACGAGTAAGATTAGTAAGAGCAGCCATATTATTTCCTCCTTTTGTTAGATGTTAGAGCCAAGTGGTCTTAGCCATACGGCTTTCAACGAGCTTGGTGTATTGGGGGTCACGACAGTAGCGTTTGTCGCTCATAGCCTTGACCATCTCGGCCTTGTCTGCAAACCCACCAGTAGTGCTGGTGGTCGCAGGCCCGCCCATGACAGACGGATTGCTGGTTCCGTGTTTCTGGGTCATAGCCTCACCCATAGCTGACCTGATACCGCCCATAATCAGCTGGACAGTCCCGAGGTTTCCGCTGTCAATTGCCGCATTGAATGCCTCAATGTCAACCTTAGGGAGATTCGCGGCAGCCCATTGGATCATGCGACTGTAGGCTTCTTCCCCGCCAGCAGCCTCATAGACAGCAGATGTGTACTGGTTTTCCAGAATCTGTCGGCTCTTGATGAAGCCCTCGACAACTGCCTTGGGATACCCAGCCTTCTCAAGGGCATCCATGGTGGCATCAGACAGCACACCCTTTTCGTTGTACTCGGACACAGCTGTCTCAAAGCCCACACCCTTCGTCTTGAGGTCATCCTTGAGGGCATCCTCAGCGGACTTGAGGTCAGCCACTTTCTGTTCGATGGAAGCATCATCAGAAGGTGTCTTGGTTTCATCAGGGGTCGCACCAGCGGTCTCCTTAGGGGTTTCGGTATTTGTGGTCTCTCCGTTGTCGGTAAGGGTGACACCATTGGCCTCAGCTTTTTCAGCAAGGGCTGCATCATCAATACTTCCGGTGATGGCGTTTTCACCGTAGATGCTTACTTCTTCGGACATGTAATCTCCATTTTGTTATACGTTAGCAGTTTGTGCGTCCGTGGCTATGGCCTGTTCGACAGCAGCTTCTCCGCCAATCTGTTCCAGCTGTTGCTGCTGGGCTGCCTGTTGTTCGTTGGCAAGCTCCTCATCCGTCTTCACAAGACCGGACGTATCAATACCGACAGAACTGGCGACACGTGTGATGAGGGTTTGGAAGTTGATACGTTGGAAGGCTATCTCACCAAACGGGACAATCATCTCAAGGAAGGTAGACAAGCGAGTAAGATCATGCCCACGTCCAAGAGCTTCAAGACCAGTCGTGATGGTCGGTTCAATCATACCTTCTTTCATCTCCGGCAGGATACCCTGAGACTGAAGCTGGTTGAAGATACGACGAATCAGCGGAAGCTGAAGCTCTTGGGTCAGCAGGCTATAGACACCGCCTAAGGTGTCCTCAAGCTCACCCGCAACGTACCTAATTTCCTCTGCGGTCACTCGTTCACCACCACGCTGTACTGCGCTGTTCAACAGGAACGCATAGGACAGACGGGATTCGATTTTGTCACACGTGCTCTGGGCAACCTGCAAGTCGTTGTACTTGTTGAGTTGCATCGGGAAGATGTCTTCCTGTCGGCCTTGTACAAACGCACCATTGGCGGCACTGTTGAGAGCCTTCAGGTTGGTCTGACATCCGGGGCTAACAAGGAACAGAACCTTTGAGGCCACGGCCGACATCTCCACGATGGACTTGGACAGCTTCTCAAGGGACACAAGGTCGCCAAGGTAGTCGTCCACGAACGATCGCCCATAGCTCTCACCATCCATCTTGGTGAACCTCAAGGGAATCCAAGGTGACAACTTGAGCGGATAGGTCTGCTCGGTTCCATTCAGAATTTCACCGCCCAGCTCCTGATAGGACTTCCAGTTGGTATCGTCTTCACGGTAGACATGGGTGTAGACCTCAACCTTCTCGTCAGGGGAACCTTCGGCGGACGCAAGGTTCTTGAGGAATTCCTCGGGGATGGTTCCGCGTGCCATAACATCTCTGGCGACAAGCTGGATGACGTTACCGATGCTGTCACGTTGGACAACATAGTCACGCAGCTTGTACAACTTGATGCCACCTTCAGCTGGCGGAAGGAACAAGAGGGCATTCCCAGCGACAATGAGCTGTTTGATAGCCTCAGACAAAGTTGGTCTCATGCTCGATGATTCGATATAGCGTTTGATAGTTTGTTCCATCTGCGATAGACCATACTCCAAGTCCTCTTTGAGTGTTGTGTCGCCAGCATTGTTTACCTTCTCCTGTAACTCTTGGTCAAAGCCAAGACGGAAGAAGGATTGATTAGGCGGAAGCATGGCAGTGAGGATTTTGGACGTGATGTTGTTGATTCCCCTCGCGCCGATGGACTGGTATGGTACATCATAGTTGGTCGAGGCATTATCAGACTCTTTCGGAAACAGGGCTGGGATGGTGTAGGTTGCGTTTGTCTCAGCCCGCTGGCAGTACGCATCACGTTCCGTCTTGAGCTTTTCGAATGTTGCTTTTGCTCCTTCTTTGGGAGTGAAGGCCATATTGTTTACTCCTTATATCTGGCTTTATAGCCTTTGTATTGTTTACGCTTACCAACGGCAACTTCCCACAAAGGACGCTGGGCAATATCGTTCTCTCTACAGAATTTAGAGAGATTGAACACCTCAATCTCTTCACCATCAGGAGTTGTCACAATATAATACTTAGCCTTACTGTACTCCGAGTTATATTGACTTGTGCACATCTCCAGATTGTCTAATCTGTTGTTCAGTTTGTTTTCATCCTTATGGTTGACCTGCAAATCCTCAGATAAGGCTTCGCTAAAAGCCTCCATTACAAGACGATGAACTAACCGCTGATAGCTCTTTCCGCCAACCTTGAGGTTGATTTGAGCATATCCATACTTGTTCACCCAGGGAGCCAGATACTTCTTGCGTCTGTTACTCCACACACGACCATGTGAGCTCACACGATACTTCCCTTCGAATCCGACAACGTCCCGCCATTCTTCTTTAGTATCCATCCAGATACCTCCTATTTGTTTAGTAATTTATAAAACACACTGTGCGTCTGAAAGCCCATTTTCCGGTAGCTATTTTCCACCAACCGAGCACTCTTGGGTATTGAAGCGCCTGCACACAAAACAACTGGACAATCAGTGAATTGTTTAGACAGCTCCTCCATCAGTGTTGCTGTCATACGGGTAATACCGGAGTAACCAGGTATTGCAAAGGTTGCCACTTCAGACAACGAAACCAAGGTTCCCGGTTTGGCGTACCAAGGTGTCTCGACAGAGAGAAGACATCCGCCAACAAGTTCGGAATTTTCCAGTTCGAATGTGAACATCATCATACCAGACCCTTCATCACAAGGCGTGTCACTGAAGGGGTAACAAGTGTCGTTCAATAGCTCGACGATAGCTTCGGCATCGACATAGTTCCGGTAGACAGCAGATTCGGTATTTTTGAGGTGTTCAACAAACGATTTTATAAGCCATGCGGCGTTGGCGGGTGTAGTGAAGTCGGCATAGACACCATACTGTGTAAGGTGCAGCCTAGACAATGTTCACCCCGGATCCACTACCAGAGGTGTTTGCCAGGTCAATTTTGAGGGCGGACTTACCCTTCTTCTTCTTTGGGGTGTCATCAGTCCGGCCAAGTTCCGGCTCGACAGGTTCCGGAGTGGGAATGTCCACCTGAGGCGCAGGCGGTTTGACCTTGTTGATTTTCGGCTTAAAGATAGAGCCCATGATTTTTGTCCTCCATGTTGTTGGTTGTGTGGTTAAGTGGATTGAAGACAGTGTTGTCAATGGCCAATGTACGAAGAGCATCCACGACATCTTGAACACCCCTCAGGTAATCCAAAGTGTACCTGTCGTGACGGACAAGGTCTCGGACATCAAACATTTTGGAAATGTGGTCGAAAGCCTCAAGTGAGACATGAGGTTGAACCATATGTCCTCCTTTAGGTGAATGGTTGATGGTTTATTTGCTTTTTATGGCACTCGCTCTTGATGACCTTATGTTAACCTTATGTGTCAATCCAGATGTGAACATGAGGTTATCACATGAGGTGGACATTAGGTTGTCTTTCTTTTATACCTCTATATATCTCCCTATTATTATCTCTTATATCTTTATATTATCTATTTATGTTGTCTTTATATAACCTTATGTTGTCTTTATATAACCTTATGTTGTCTTTAAGTTATCTTTAAGTTAACCTTATGTGTTACCTCCTGTTAATGTTTATTAAGTATTTGATAAGTAGTTATTGAGCTTATTTAGTTGGTGGTTATTAATATCTATGTCATCTGTCCATATCTGTCTTTACAGGACTTGGTGTTGACATAATGTTAACTTAAGGTAACTGGATGTCTGGGTGGGTGGAGCCCCGAGGGACAAGACGCTATTACCTGTCACTCTGTCCAATCTCGGGTCTCCTCCTCTGGTAATGTGGGTTTTATTACCCCTTTTTCTGTAAACTATCAGGATACCCAAGGAATCGGAGGGTTCCAAAGGGCCACCTGTTTGGTTGACCAGTTGTATTCACCGTACCTCAAAATCCGCGCCATACGAGCCTGAATTATGGCATCGTTTTCCGACAAATTATACCGTTCGTACCCCTTGACAACCCGTTCCCACAATGTTTCCCCGTACTTGGAATCCGTGAGGAACGCATCAGCCTTTTTTGGGCCGATTCCCGGGCATCCCGGATACCCGTCAGTCTGGTCGCCAATGAGAGTCTGGTACATAAAGTTGTACTCGGCACGGGTTTGGTCAGGCGCATGAAGACAACCACCTGTGGTATTGAGGAACCAAGCCGGGATGGTCAGCAGGTCTTTGTCACCACTTACCATGACCCGTCTGTCGTCCGTTGGCTCAGTAGCCAGAAGGCCCAGCAGGTCATCACCTTCGAGGGTTTCTTCCTGAAAGACATTGTAGGTAGATTTGATGTGCTCAACGACATCGTAATAGCACAAAGGCTTGCGGCACTCCTTGCGGTTTGCTTTGTAGTCCGGAAAGACATTGTTCCTAAAGCGGGGACCTTTGCCACTGAAACACACCCAGATGTCATCAAAGGATTCCCCAAGGGTCTCCTCAGCGAATGCATTCTTGATGAAGGTGAGTTGGGTATCAAAGGCATGAAGGGCTTTGTCCTTGTAGCTGTACAGCGTGACCAGACCATCACCCCAATCAACTTCCTCTTCCACAGCAGAGCACGCCTTGAAGACATACAAGTCACCATCCAGAATAGCAATGTTATGCATAGACATGCCCCACAGTGTAGCAGTTGAACGGAAGGTCAGCATAGCCGCCCTCAAGTTTCACGAGGTAGCTCTCAATACCCTGAGTCTCCAGAGTACGGAGAGCTTGAAGTCCTTTGGGAGTGATGCGATAACGACCTAATTCAATCACGAAGTAGCCTTCCTTTTCGAGGTATTCCATGATGGATTCATGGTCGAAGATAGCACAGGAGTCAAGGATGGAGTTGAAACGAATGAGGCTGAGAATCTGATGCATGGTCATAATAGTGCCCCTTAGGGTTTTGCAATGTTGAAGAAGTGGGAATCAGTGAGGTGGTAGATGCCATTGACTGTCAAACGCCAGAGATTACCAAACGTACCATCATTGGTCTTGTTGGAAATATGACCTGAGGTGGCTGCACGTGCCACATGGTGAGCATTGTGTCGACAGAAGTCAGATTGGAGTTTCTTGGGTTTCATAAGGATGCTCAACAAGAACATGTTGTATGACTTGACAGTGAGATTTTCGTAGACCTTAATTCCCATATTTCTTACTCCTTATGGCCTTGAGCCAGTTTTGTTTAATCCTGTCCCTACGCTGGGCAACCTCACACCTAGTAGACATGGAGTTGGTTAAGACCATACCCTGTCTCATTTCCTTGAGCCTCCTCTCCCTGATGTATGCCCTCAACCATCTACAAAGATACATGTCTATCCCACTTCGTGAAGGTTTTGAAGGTTTCAGGAAAATATGTCGAGATGATGTTACCAAGTTTCTCGGCAAACTCCTGAGCAGCAAGTTGAGCATGGCTGTTCGAACGCTGGAGATACACCCTCATGAAGGCCATAAGGCTACCCGTCCAGACCCACTCGGTCATGGTGTTCAACGGCAGGACAATGCGGGCCTCCTCAGGGGCAACCCCAAGTTCAATGAGTTCATGGTACGTCTTGAAGGATGCAGCGGTGCTCAGGGTAACAGGGTCACGGACAAACGGACTGTCCATCGCTTCCCCGGAGCCCTGTTTGATAGAACCTGCTGGTCTCTTGTGGAACACCTTAGGCATCCAGAATTCGAAGTCACTGTCCACGTACCGTCTGGACACCTCGTTCCAGCTCAGTCCAACCTGATGTTTGACAAGCTGGCGTGCCAGAAAGATGGGCGCCTTGACCCGCACGCTCAACATGCAGTGAGCAAAGGGAGACCAGTGTTTGATGGATGTCCCGTAGTTCTCCAAGGTGCGCTCATCGGACGCAAGGCCAGACTCAAGGTAAGCCATGAGACCTCTGTCACGCTCATCGAATCCGTCTTCCGGCTTCCACTTGTTGAAGGACACACGGGCAACATTGAGGACACGCTGGTCAGACCCCATACTGTCAATGTACGAGACAGTAATAGGCGCATATTTGAGGCTATTCATTGAGGTAATCCTCCCAGTCTTCACGGGTTATGAAACGGCATTCCTTATCGTTAAAGGGACACTGTCCTTTGTTGTGGCTGCTGTGCAAAGTGCATAAAAAACATTCTCGGCATGACCTAGCAAACAGCTCCGCAGCATAGGACACAGGCAGTTCGACGAACTTCTGAGGTATAAGTCTATCTTCAATCTTGAATACTTTATCCATTGAGATATTCCTCCCACATGTCTTTGGTGATGTCCGAGCAATGGGTATCAGCGAATGGACAATATTCTTCACCACCATCAATTCCAACCAAGATACATTGTGTGGTGGCCGAGGTGCAGTAACACATCAGAACTTCCGCAGCAATGTCGATGGGAAGTTTAGCCATCTTTTTGATGATAACCTCATCACAAGTTTCGATGTTCTTAAGCATTGTTCTTCATCTCCTTAAGGGCTTTCTTCCACATGTTGGTGGTTACTTCAAGACAGTTACAATCTTCGGGGAACGGACACTGGCAGTCGTTGGGGCCTTTGTTGGTGTAGACCATGATACCACAACCATGTCCGGAACGGCAGGCATCCTTGAGGGTCTTGGCGATGTCGTTCAGATATGTAGTGTTGTCCTTGGACATATAGGGTCTCCTTTGTGTGTATGTGTGTGTGTGTGTTTGGTTGTCAAATTTTGTTCGTTTTAAGGGCCGATTTTTGAAAAGATGAACCGTAGGTCATGTTTTGTCTTTAAGCGTCTCAGAGTGCCCTTTACGGCCCAAAAAGGGCATATAGGGATTACAAAGGGTAAAGGATGTTGTTGTCCTTGCTGTTGCTGTTGCTGTTGGTGATGGGTATCCGGTAATTGGTGCAGGCATCACGGTAGCCATTTGTGTGACCCCAGCAATAGACTAAACACAGCACGATGAAGATGAGGAATAGAATAACACATACTATAGACATGTTGTCCTCCTGTTAGACCATAGGGAAGGTGTCGTTGTACTTGTCACGAAGATAGTCTCTGAATCTGCGTTCAGCTATCTTGTATCCACCATTATAACCGAAACCATATCCGATAAGCCAAACTACAAAAGCAATGCCCCAGTCATACACGATGTTACCCTCCAATCACCCTATGATTCTCTTATTGAACTCAAGGGCCTCAATGAATCCTTCTTCACCCTTAAGGAGCATGGCAGCTGATGCAACAAGACCACAGAACATGAACATACCAAAGACCACTACGGAACTACCAAGTCGGTACAAACCTTCTCGAATGTATCTCATACTAATGACACTCCTTCCAGTTCTCACCAATCTTTCCATCGGTATCCAACTGGCATTTGAAGTTGAAGAACTCCTGAGCTTCCCTCATGGAGTCCTGAGCAATCTTGAGAATATCCTCTGCAACCTTACGGCTATGAGCCGCTACCTGAATCTCATCCAATCTCTGTATTCTCCTATTCCTAGGAGTGTCGGACTATATCATAACGGTATGTGGTCTACCGTTCCCCGCGCTTCGAGCATGTGTGGAATCTCACCCCACCGCCCTACTCCTTTCGGATAGTCTCTACACCTTCAAATAAGCAACTGCTTATAAGCTCGGCTCGGTATTGCCCGTTCTGGGTTCCACCGAGTTCACGGGGTTTAACGTGCACAATGAGAGTTTATGCACCCACGCCATAAAAGCGAAGTCACCGTCCCAGCCATGTTTGTAGCCAGCACGGATAAGGTTCTGTTCGACAAGACACACCCACTTCTTACAAATGAGTGCACCTGCGGACTGCAACAGGGTATTGAGGGCGGCATGAGGACTGCGGATATGCAGAGGCCGTCCGTCCAACCCAATGAGACAACGGGTGATGTCCAGTTTGTTGTTGTCACTGTGATAGCGTTTCTTCCAGACCACCTTCTGGGTATCACCTTCCCAATAGGCTTCCTTAATGAGCGTTGTTTCAATGGCCTTCTTGAGCTTGGCGAGTGCTGGGGTCTTCTGTAAGAATTGGGCCTTCAACTGTTTACCGTCAGCCGCTGTGCCATTCACAACCTCACCAATCTTGGCATCTCCTGCTCCGTACAAAAACGCATAGATGAATCGTTTCGCGGAGTTACGGTCAGGGAGACCAGCAGCTAACTGGTTTGCTGTGTGAACATCACCGTTCAGAATCTCGTGGGCATAGGCTCCATTGTCGTATGGATACATGAAATGAGCCAGACAACGGAGCTCAAGCCCGCTGGCATCCACACCAACCTGTAGCCAACCTTCAGGAGCCCTAAAGAGCTCACGGCATTCTGGGCCGTATGGACTACCACAGGACGGAACCTGAGCAACATTGGGGTAACTATGGGTAGCACGCCCGGTCACTGCACCATTCGGGTTTACTGAACCGTGCATCCGTCCGTCAGACCACACCATCTTCAACCATGCCACGTCACCCTCAGCCAGCTGTCCGATACGTTTGGTCAGCATAAGGTACTCTGCCACGAGCTTACCCTCGGTGAACTCAAGGTTCTCAAGAGTCGTTTCATCAACCTTAGGTTGCCCTGTGGGGGTCATTTCGGTCGGCTTCCAGCCAAGCAACTGGAGACAACGGGCAATATGGGTACGACTGGATGGATTGAAGGTAACCAGTTCAATCTTGGTCATCGGACAACCCGCCACATAGCCCATACGCTTGTTGTCCTTCTTTGGCGTGAACTCTCCTTTGCTGGCATACCAGCTACCAAAGGTCTTTACGAGTTGTTCTTCCAGACTCTGTCGCTTCTCAGCAAGTTCTGCATACAGCTTGATGGCCTTCTCGCTGTTGAACGGGAAACCATTGCGCTCCTGTTGTGCCATGAGCCAAGCTATGTCATGCTCAAGCTGAATGGCTGTCTCCGGATAACCTTTGTTGAGGAGCTTATCGAACAACAGACGAGTGACTTCTACGTCCTGTTTGCAGTACTCCAGCATCTCAGGATTGTAAGACTCCCAAGCATTCTCTTGTTCGCCATAGGTTCCCTTGAGGACACCCAAACGGTAACCATAGGCTTTCAGGCTGTGAGACCCGAAGAGCTTACCGGGGAGGCGACCAGATCGCATAAGGCGACTGCCGGTATCCCCGATGTTGACATAAATGAGACGTGCAAGGACAAGGGTGTCCAGACAACTATCGCGCCAATCTGTAATGATGTCTTTGTTTGTCAGTTTGGAAAGTGCGGGGATGTCATACTTGATGCCGTTGTGGAACACGAGCTTGTAGCCGTCCTGTACCTTCGAATTTAGGAACTCGACATAGTCGTTGAGGTTCTGAACGAAAGGCGTCCATTCCTCAGTTGCTCTGTCGTATGTCCATGCACAGTGAAATTTACTGACGGTATTGAGTAGTCCGTCTGTTTCGATGTCTGATATTATGTATCTGTTGTCCATACAATCTCCAAGGGTGTTCATAGGCTTCCCCAATGTCATCCAAAGGGGAAGCCGTTTGTCAGTCTCTGGTATGGTGGGTTTTATTACTCGGTCTTGTGATATATCCGTCTGCTGTGTTCTTTCTGGCGTGCCTCACTAAAGCTGGAAACACGTTTGAGATAACCTATTACACGGGTAGCGTGGTCTACATTATGGGAGCCACACTTCACGCAATGGTCGTTCGTTTCCTTTCCGATGAATCCACAATCATTGCAGATAGTGGTAAGGACATTCGTACAGAAGTAGTTACAACCGACAACAGCAGCCACACGGATGAGGTGCAGTGCTTGACTGTAGGACGGAAGTTCCTCAAGGTTGAGATGCAATGCGGAACCACCATCGAGGTTAGACAGTACATCCTTATTGTACATCATCAACTTGTCAAGGATGGTAATGTACTCGTCCTCCACAGGGTAGAAGTAGGAGTTGTAGCAATCACGGGGAACCTTAAGCCCATCTTTTTTGTCCCACGTTGCAAACTTGACACCCAAGGACTCCGCAGGGACGAACTCGGTATTGACCAACAGCCCAGTCTCCTCACGGAACGCCTTGTTCTGTGCCTTAATGACCCTGAGGGTATCACTAAGGAACTTCATGTACTCCCCATTGAAGTTGGGCTTGTACCCGAGGAACTCAGCAGCTTCCACACCACCAGCAATACCGACAGTGATGTACTGACGTTTGATGTCAATGAATCCTGCATCGTACACCGGGAGCATACCAGCTTTGATGTTATCCACTACCAACGTCTGGTAGGCGTGTAGGAAATACTGAATGTATTGGACATGCTTCGTGAGGACAGTATAGAAGTCTTCATTCCAAGGTGCAACGTATCGCTGGAAGAACCTGTTCAGGTTGAGGGTCATCACCTTTACGGAACCACCACCAACACCTCCAGCACCCAAAGAGTAACTAAAGGTGTTGTCGGTCATCTCATTGCGAAGACGACAACAACTGGACAGACTGTCCGCATTGTCAGACTGGTAGATGAAGAAAGAATTACCCTCAGACATCTGTTGAGCCAGCATGTTGACAAACGCTGGGTCTTTATGGTTCCCTTCGGAATCATGCAGGACAGCCGCGGTCACCACGGGGAATGTCAGTTCAGCTCGGGTACGTTCCTTGTTGAACCAGTTCATGAATTCATCCTGTAACCAGCTGATACTATCCCAGTCCGGTTTCGTCCCATCAGGGAAGTAGAAGTCCTTGAACATGGATTCAAAGTAGAACTTGTCGAATACTGAGATGTTCCAGAATACCGACTGGTAACCACGGGCCGCAGCAGGCTGATTCAGACTGTGAACCACCTGTTGGAACTTAGCCCACATGGAGATACAGCGCCATTTCTGGTAGTTATCACCCCATGATTTACGGGCAAAGTAGTCAAAGTACATCAGGAACTCGACCGTAGCCACAGCACCTGCAAACTGGGCAGAGATGGCGTAGACCATGTTGATGAAGGAACCACAGAACGACTCAATATTCTTTGGGGCATCTACATCAAGGCCAAGTTTTCGGAGACCGTCCAGCAGCATTGGGTACATGGATATGGACACGCAATATGGCATCAGACTGGTTTCGTCGTGGGTGTACATAAGGTGGTCATCAGTGAACAGTTTATAGACATCAGCCACTTCTTCACCATACATGTCTTCAATGCGCTTGTAGAGGACTGCACGGTTTATCTGAATGTTGAAGTCTTTATGAATCTCAGCAGCAAGCGTAGAGAGATTCTTGCGGGACACATTGGCATTACTGTCCAGCGTAGACCCAGTAGCTGCGTTGGATGCTGCCTTATAGTAGTCCATGAATTGAATCTTCTTAGCAATCTGCTCCGGGGTCAGCTTTACAAACACGGTTCCCTCCTTCTGAATCTTTTGGTTATGTCAATCTTTAGCTCACCGTTGTGAACTATGTACATCCGCTGGTTGGTTGTCAGAGACGTGAGCGGGCCTGCTTCCCTGTCGTAATGCCCAATCTTTAGGTAATCCAGATGCGGCAACAGGTCTCCCAAGGTGGATGTGTCATCCAGCCCAGTATACAGGCATGTCTTCAGGTTGGAACTCTGGACAGCAATAAGGAGTTCCTTGAGGTGCTCTGGTTCCCACTCACCACCGAGAAAGGTTACACAAGTGATGTATTTTCCGACACTGTGGAGAAGCTCCAACAGACGAATAAGCGTAAAGGGCTCTCCCCTCGTGTTGTCCCAAAGGTGGGCGCTGTGACACCCCATACACCTATTGGGACACCCGGAGAACATGATGACCAATGACGTTTCATCAGGCACTTCACTGAACGTTACAGGGATGTGTCCATCTGCTCTAAGCATGTTTGTATTCCATCCATACTTTGTAGAAGTCTGCCTTCTCGAAGGTATCAGGTTTGAGAATCTTTCCGTCTTCTCTGCGCAGGAATGTTCCGTCTTCCTTGTACTTGGACAGGAGCTCACGGTCAAGTTCATCCCAGAAAGGTTTCACAGGCATCCCAAGGGCCTCAGCAGAAGCCTTGGCGTAACCATAGGCCACTACGATAAGGTCGAGGGATTCTTTGATACACTCAAGAAAAGTGCCAGCGTTGTGTGCCTCTACCAACTCTTTGTACTCTTCGTTTATGAGGGTCATGTACAGCCGCTGCATGGCATAGACATCACGGAGCTGCTCAGTGTCTTCATGGAACTTATCAAGGACAATGGTATTGATTTGAGACATAACAATATCCTCCAATTGTTAGATAGTGTCAGGTTCAGACTTGTACGGATGAAAACGCTGGAAAGTAGGCTGGCGGAGCTTGAGATACGTAGACGGTTTGTACTTCACAGTAGCAATACATCCAATGACGGATGTTGGGTCATTGAACAAAAGCTGTCGTTGGTCGTGAAGCATCTTTCCTGCACCAACAAAATAATGGACACCAGCACCATCAACGCACTCAAGACTACCTATCATCCCCTTGGGTTGCTTGGTTTTGATGTCAATCGCTTCAACAACACCAATCACCTTAAGGTCGACCGTGGGCTCCGGTACGATACGTTGGAGACCACGGGAACGCTTGCCTTGCTTGTAGACAGAGTCGGGGCCGTACATGGAGCGTATCACCCAGCCTTCAAACAGGGAGCCAGTTCGTCCAGCGTTGTTTGCCCACGTCTTTACATTCTTCATTACACCCTCAAGGTCAGCAGGACTCTCACAGGCATACTGGAGCATGAGCTTGACAGAGGTAGACAAGTAGAAGAACTCCTGTCGTACCTCAACGAGAGCATTGAGTCGGCGCACGAACTCCCAGTTATCCGTGCAGTTCCCGAGTTCATCACACCTAAAGTAGTCGTACAACATGAGCTCAAGCTCAGGGCTGCAACTCGTCTGACGGACAAGGCCAGAGGTCTCCTCAAAGGTGGCATTGGGCTTCACCAGCTCACCCACAAAGGCACACTGATAGAGGTCAGTGTTTTCGAACTGCTCAAGGATATGGTCGATGGACATGACAGGCTTACCCTGTCTGGTGACTGCCTTCCAGCCTTTTGAAGTCCAGAAGATTTTCACAGGGACACCGTCCATCTTCTCAGAAACATAGACTGGGAAGGTGGTCTTGTCGATGTCAAAGTTGGTAGCGAGCATGATAGTAGCGGACATGAGGGTCTCTCCTCTAGAAGGTATTAGGTTCATCAAAGGTTTCAGCCAAGTCAGACACACGGGAATCATAGAGACGGCCAGTGTCTCTGTCGTAGTGCAGAGAGCCAGTCAGACCACTATCCCCGGAATATCTGTTCTTAAGTATGCGAATGTTTATAGTGTTTGGATTGTCTCCCTGTTGGTTACGCTCAAGGCCAATCACCATGTCAGACAATTGGGCAATCGCATGGGAGCCACGGAGTTGAGACAGGCTGGTATGTCCTCCTTCTTCATGGGACTGTCCTTTGTCCACACGTTTCAAGTGGCTGATAACGAACAATGCTATCCCTGTTTCTTCAACCAGTTGTCGCAGATTCGTCATCAGTTTGTCTATCGCCTTGCGTTCGTCCGCTTCATCCAATCCAGAAATAGCAATACTGATATGATCAAGGAAAAGATAGTGGCAATCGAGAGCCACAGCCATATAACGTAGCTTAGCCAGTAGATTATCTCCATCGAGACTCCCAAAATGGTCGTACAGAAAGTAATTCCCATTACCGATTGTGCGATAATAGAGAGCTTCTTTCTCCGCACGAGTTACGGTATCACCTGTAATACACAGGCGTTTGTTAGCTTCAATAGACATCAGCTCCAGTCCGGTCTTCTTTGTGGACTCCTCAAGAGCAATAATGCCACACTTCTTACCCTTTGTTACACCTATGTAGTACTCAAGCTCCCTGATGAAGGTCGACTTACCTGTGCCCGAGCCAGCGGTCAGCATAACAAGCTCACCCTGTCGGATACCATAGGTCTTCGTATTAAGGCACTCCCAAGGATACGGTATGCTGTCCTTGAGAATCTCTTCCTCAACACACTTTTCAAACAGACTGTCACCGGACACAATACCGTCTGGACGATACACCGTTGCTTGCCATATGGCCTCAATGATGGCCTGTGTCTTACCGTTCAGGAGACACTCATTGGCATCCTTGAGGGGCAATGTGGCAATCTTGCATCGTCCGGGGGGCAACAGGGGAGCACACTTCTCTATGGCTTCCCTTCCGGGCTTGTCCATGTCAAACATGAGGATGACTTCATCGAAGTTGCTGAGGTATTCTATATTGTCTGCAATGACCTTAGGGGCACTCTGAGCCCCATTGGGTAAACTGACCACTGGCCACTTCAAACCTTGAACCTGAGCTACGGAGAGGCAGTCAATCTCACCCTCAGTGATAACGATTTTCTTGCCATTAGACCAAAGATGAGACCCAAACAAGGTCGTCCCAATGTGTCCTGTAACGGAGAACTCCTTATCTTTGAAGCGAAGTTTCTGTCCGACAATGTTGCGGGACTGGTCAAAGTAACAAGCTACTTGACACATCTTTCCGTTAACGGTTGTTATGTAGTAACCAAACTTCTCACACGTTTCTTTGTTGATGCCGCGTGCGGAAAGGGCTTGGATAGACATATCAGTTGGTGAGATGCAATCTCGGGCCTTTTTTCTTTCCTTTTTTGTTTGATTGTTACCTTCCTTTGGATAGACAGTCTTCCCGCAGGAGAAACAGTGGGAATGTTGGTCGCTATACACAGCGTTAGCATCACTGGAGCCACAGAACGGACACGAGGTGTGTTTGATAAAGGTACTCTCAGACTCCATAGCCACTGTCCTCCTCTGGGAATTTCGTCTGTTCTGGTATGGTGGGTTTTATCACCGCAATCTCAGCAACTGTCCGGGAACAATGACATCCGGGTTCTTAAGACCATTGATGTCAATAAGTTCCTGCACGGTAACATCCGTCTTACGGGAGATGCCAAAGAGGGTGTCACCAGCAGCAACAGTATAGACATGAACATCTGGGTCAGGGGCGGGGGCCGGGATGGACACGAAGCCATTGTACCACTCCGCGACATTGAAGCAGGGACATGCCTTGTTGACTCCGGGGATGTCACAATGCCCAATGACCTTTGCGTCTGGGTAGTGGTCTTCCTTAAGCCATTCAATGAGCTCCTTTAGAGAAGACATCTGGTGAGCCGTGAAGTTGTTGGTGGGCTTGCCGTCCTTGGTGAGGCCCCCAATGAGGCAGATACCAATGGAACAGTCGTTATAGCCGGACACGTGGGAACCAAGGTCATCAATACCACGTCCGTTCTGAATGGTTCCATCTGTGCGGATGACAAAGTGGTAGCCAATACCGAGCCAGCCGTTGGAACGGTGGACACGGTCTATGAACTTCCAGTCGTATTCCTGTTTGTTCTGGGAGGCCGAGCAATGGACGATAATGTAGTCTGTCCTGTTGCGCTTCCGGTATTGACCAAAGGTCTGATGTTCGTCGATGTGTGGTTTCGTCATATTACTTTTTATCTCCCTTCATGATGAGTTTGTGTTCCTTGTAGAGCTTGGTTAAGAGCTGCTTTCCCTTGTCCAATACGATAATCTGGGTGATACCCTGATACGCATCGTACTTCTCCTCAAAGTACGTGTCACGGTACTTGCTGTAAACCTTATAGCGGTCTCCCATTCTGTACATGATGTCATTGTTCAACAGACTGCGCTTGATGGCCACCGTGTTCACGCCGTTCAGCTTGCGGGCAAAGTCCGTGAGGGTGCACTGACGGTCTGCCACCACGTTGTCATAGGTGTCAGCCTTGGGCGCCATGACTGCGTTCTGTTCGGACAGCGCAATGCGTTCCTTCTCAGCCTCGAGGAGAGCTTCAAGGGCAGACACATAGTCCTTAGGGAGAGCCTTAGGTGCATTGCCGTAGCCTCCGGTCTTACGGATGGACGGAAGAACTTCGTGGGTAATCCAACGCTTGAACGCCTTGGCCTCAGGCTTGCGGGAGCGGAGAATGAGAGAATACAGGCCAGATTCGTTGATGATGCAGCTATCCTTACGTAAACCAGTATAATCATTAAGAGTCTCCATACTATGGAGGGTAGTCTTTTCATCCACATCCAGAAGTGCAAGACTTGTATAGGGATTACCAATTTCCAGACAATCACAGACATCCCTTGCCACAAACCAAGGATTGCCATCAATCATGGTGATGCGAACGTTGCCGAAGTACTCATTGGAGAAAACTGCGAGATTAGACATGGATTACCTCTTGGGGTATTTGTTGTTTACTTCTTAGGTTTCAGACAGGCATGGACAGGTTTCTTTGGCTCACTGAACCACTCCTTAGGAATGTCCTTGTCTGCCCAGACGATACCGTACTTGTCACAGAACATACCGTAGGTTGTCTTGCTCCCTTTGTAGATTTTGAGGGCGGCATTCTGAAACACAATTCGGACATCAAGGTCTGGATATTGCTCACGAATCAAGACGTGCTTCTTTCGGTCTGTAAGGTCAAACAGGCCCTTGAGTTCTACAAGGATACCATTGGGTAACATAAGGTCAGGCGTATAGGTGTGCAAGGAAGCGGGGACGGTGTAGCTGAGACAATATGCCTCGTACTCCACCGGAATACCCCCCTTGCGCAAACCTTCAATCAACCTGAGCTCAAAACCTGAACGGTACTTGTGCTGTTTCGTGCCGCTCCAACGTGGTTTTGCCATATAGACAGCGCACCCTGTTTAGAAGTCGCTGGCGGTGGTGTCTTCCGCGTCAAACTGGTCATACGTGGTCTGGGTGTCTGCTGTATAGCCTTCTTCTTCAACGAATCCGTACTTGCTGGCATCCCCACCATCGTCGAACGCCTTCAAATCAATAACCTGCACAGCCTTGATGCGGTAGCTTACGCCCATCATTTTGGTAGATGCCATGTAATACGGAATCGGCTGGAAGTTGACACGAATGGTCGAGCCACTCCCAATCTTATCGAAAATAGGCGTATTCTTGGCATCAAACAGCGGGATTTTGGTCTCGACAGTCTGTCCTTCACGTGTCGTAATGCGGGCCTTGGCCTTCATCTTGATGGTGATAGTTCCGTCTTCGTTTTCATCAAAGAGGTCGGCTTCCATGAACTTCTTACCCTTGTTGCAGGGGTCAGACTGCCATTCAGCAATGAAGTCTTCGCGAATCTGTTCCAGCTTGGTAAGCATAGTGCGGACTTCGGGGGTGTCCTCAAGGATGAGGTTGGTTTTGTAGTCTCCATCAGGATTGTACTTTGTGTCCGGCTCGTTGAGCCACGGATACTGAGCGATACCCTTGGAAGTGGTTACAGTGACAGGCTTCTTGAAGTTGGACATAGTGGTCTCCTTTGTGTGTGGTTAGAGGTTAGTATTCTTCAAGGGCAGGCCATACTTCAATGGCATCCCATCCGCCATCGTAATTCAAGACTGTCTTGGTGTTTATGTTAACGATGGTGATATACCCATTCATACTGGCGTCCATCTCGTATTGGGTGATGCTTTCCAGTATGTAGATGGAGTTGTCTTCATCGATGATGAGGTACATAATGGGTCTCCTATGGTTTGGTTGATGTTTCCGTGTTCGGGTCTGGTAAGGTGGGTTTTATTCGTTGTTTTCAGAATCTACCAGTTTCATTGAACTTTTTAAGCCACTCGGTATACTGCACCATTTTCTCATAGTCCTTGGTTTGGGATTCGCCTTCTTTCAAGCCTTGGCGCAGGGCGTACTTGATTATGTTGCCCTTAAGGAATCCTCGCATCTCCTCAGGCGTGAATGTGGCCTGCATGAGCTCAATAGGTTGGACGTTGAGGCTGTTGTAGTGCTGTTGGTTTGCGGCAAGTCCGCTACTGTTGGACATAAGGTCTCCTCCTCTGTGTGTGTGTTTGGTTCCATGTGGTCTTTTTTGAGCCATAAAGGGGTCTCTGAGGCGTTTAACGCCTAAATGTGACCCATAGGCCATGTTAGGTCAAAACAGGGCCTTAAAACGGAAATAGACAGGCTTTGGAGAAGATGGTCTATTTTTTTTTCCGTGTTCAGGTCTGGTAAGGTGGGTTTTATTCGTTATTTCACATAAGACACTGGAACAACAGACAAAAAAGAGACCCTTGCCGCGATGGACAAGGGCCTTAAAGGTGTCTTTGAGTCTACCTATGAGAAAGCGTAGAGGGAATGCTTTACGTTTTCGAGCTCAAGGCTGCCCATCGTGGGAATTGGGGGAAGCTGTTTGTCTTCATCAAGCTGGCTGTTGCATTGAGCGCGGAAGTCCTCAAGTACGTTGTTATTGGTGTACATGTCCACAAAGACTGCACGAACACCGTTGAACATGGTTTGAGCGTTCCCCGCATGGCACCCATAGGAATCATGAATCATGGCAAAGGCGTTGATACCAGCATCATGACAGTAATTCACGGTCAACATAAGGTGACTCGCATCCATGCTATGGACAAAATTAGGGGCGATACCGGAACGTTGCTTGTGATAGTCAAGCTTCTCACTTTCCATGTTCACGTTGATAGTAAGGCGACTCTGACCAGTTCCCGGTTTGTTGTCTATCAGACGACAGGAACCGTTGAGAACAGTGTCAATCCGCTTTATTTCCGTGATGGTGTACTTCTGGCGAATCGGGAAACCTGCGGGCGTGAACCAAGTCACCGGAAGATTCTCCCCCTTGCTGTCCTTAGCCGAAGCCAGTGCCCCCGCTGCTGTCTGGAGCCACTTCATGGCCTCACAAGCCTTGACCACAACGCCTTGAACAGAGTTCCATACCAGCTTGGCAAGATAACGACTAGCCTTGTGGGGGAACGTGAATGTACCGGGATTGAGTTCATTCGCAGGCTGGACAGTATCTTCCAGAATCTGGTCGCCAAAGCCGTATTCCTTGGAGCCATAGGCGAGTGTCATAACAGAACGCTTTACGACACTACGGGTCACACCATAGGCCAGCCATTCGATAGCGTATGCCTTGGTTCCGGCATCATGGACAACGATAATCTCCCCTGTCTTCTTGTCCTTTTTTTCAGTGTCAGACGGGCCTGTGCCGTTGATAGCATCTTCTTTGACCTGAGCAAGTACCTTGTCCGCTACCATGCGGTAGACGTCTTGAACAGTGTCATGAGGGACAAGATTTACAGCATTGCCACCAATTTCATCCCGCAACATGGCGGAGAAGTGTTGAAGACCGGAGCATGAGCCATCAAACGCAACAGGAAGATAAGACAGGAAGGTGTTGGATTTACCAGACAGAATGAATTGGTTCCATTCCAAACAGAAAGCAAGGAACTGGAAAGGTTCATCGGCTGTAGTCCACCTAAGGTCATCCAAAGGGTTGTTTGCAATTGCCTGAATCAAATCCGTGTTGTTGTTGACCCAATCCACACGTTCAGCGGCAGGTTTCTTATCCAGACCATAGAGGTTAGCGCCATGATAGGCAAGCCAGTAGGCGCCATGCTCACCTAAGGCCCGACCTTCGGAAAACCTGAGGGTAGCCTTCATGAAGTCATCCCCTTGTGGATGCAGGTTTGTTACCGGATAGACACGACCACGAAAGTCAACATTATGGGGAAAGTATATAGCCTTGTCGTTGCGATACTTTTCGGCGGTAGACAGAATAGTGTCAAACCGGAGTCGACGACTACGGCGCTTGTTGTCCATCTGGTACCATACGTGCGTGGCCTTTTTCCATGCCTTATGCTCATCTTCGGTAGCGTTGTCGGGACGAATAGGCTTTTCACTAGGGAACCTTGAAGGAATGTCGAGAACCTCTGGGATATGCGTCCAGTTCATAATGTCTTGCATGACGTCCAATACAGGCGTGTTGATTGCCCATGCGGTCGACTGAATGGCATTGACAGCCTTGTAGACGTTAGGCATGTCTACTTGGGCATAGACCTGACGAATGTCCTTCATGCGACTACGAACAAACTTAAGGGGCCGCTTGACCTGCATGTAGTATCCGCCCCCGGTAATATCAGTCCAAGGCTTAGGTTCAATGACCATTGGAAGGTTGATGGACATGGCATCCGCCACCTCAACGTCCCTTGAGTCAATCAAGGTGGCTACCTTGTCAGCTAGGACAACACGATGAACGAGTTCAAGACCACCGGAGCGTTCCGTCTTGATATGAACCATGCCAGTTGATTCAGATACAAGTTCAATTAACTTTGTCCCGATGTTGACCTTTTCGATATTCGTCCATGGCGTCCATTTTCCGATGTTGCCGTTCTCGGTTTCCCTGTCTTCGATACGCCGAAGGAATGCAGTCTGAAAATGGAGCGCAACACGCTTTGATAGGCCTTCCTCAACGGCCTTGCGTTCCTTTTTGGTGAAGGTGTTCATAAGACGGGAAAAACGAACCTCAGACTCAAGGGAATTTCCCAATGTCTTGGCACAGGACACAAGCGTGGTAGATAGAGGATTCATGAGGGACTCAGACAGGATAACCTTAAGGGACATGTAGGCAATAGTTTCCACACTCATGTCCTTCACGAGTGCCGCAGCCTTATGACGCTTGCCCGGCGTGCCGTCATTGACCTTATCGAACCAGTTATTCAGACCGTCTATCACCATAGGCATGGCCGTGGTCAGGAATCCCTTGGCTGCCCCTACATTTGCCCCGTTGCCATTCATCCGTTCTTGTTCGACCTTGTTCATGTATCGAATCCCCCCCAGTGTCTGGCCTTCCATTTCAAGGTCTAGTTGTCTATTTACAGGCTCGGCTCCGTATCGGTTTACGAGGTCGTCGTATTCGGTATCTATCATATTAGATGGGATCAGATTCACGGTATTGGTCATGGTTTTATTCCCCCTTTTTCATGAAGTAGGGTAGGTTGGTGGAAGTAGTAGGATTGTGATGATGATGATGATGATGTTCTACTATTTCTATTCTCTCTCTCCTGTCTTTCTCCTCTTTGGTTCACCTTTGGTTATCCTCAGGTTCCCTCAGTCTTTTCTTTTTTTTTCTCTCTGTCTCCCTTCAGGGGTTCCCCCTCTAGTAATGTGGGTTTTATTAATGTGAATATTGTGAAGTATTTACAGCGATATTTTTAACATTGAAATTGGCACGTTTTTTGTATATGATTTTTATTGATTTGCGCGTGAGTTCTAGTAATGTGGGTTTTATCCGTATATAACGTTTTAGGGCCTCTGTAAGCGTCGTTTTTCAAAATATGACCTATAACTCATGATTTTGATTTAAACACCTCAGAGACCCCTTTACGGCCCAAAAAAGGGCATATGAGATAAGTCTAGATGAACTCGGTAGGATCAAGGTTGAAGGTGGCGACATAGGAGTGACGATAGCAGAGTTCACCCTTGCGATTGTGATAGGACGTCGTAAGGAAACAACAGGTATTGGTGGCCTGACGTTCCAAGCCTTCATAGACAAACCTACTGATGCGGCGATTGTTCAGCATGTAACGGAAGGTGCCATAGTTATCAGCGTAGCGGGTCAACGTGGCGGTGATGTGCAGAGTGTTAGACATGGTGTACTCCTCAGGTGTGTTAATAGGTGTTTATAGGTCTTGGTTTGTTTGAGTTGACACTAAGCGGACATTTCCGCAATCATGCGAGACGCTATGGTCTTTGTAAGACATACGATGTCAGACTTGGAGTAGACAAGGGACGTATCAGTGTGACCATTGGCGATCGTCAGGTTCCGGAGGGTCTCCCTGTCAAGACGAACCCTGTCCCAACGAGACAGCTTAATGTCGTTCATGTAGGGGTCACGGCTGGCCATGAGGTCAGACATAGGGATGACATTGAGGATAGCATTGCGGACAGCGGGACTATCGAACTGGCCATAGTATTCAGCGTGGGAACAACGGTTAGACATGTAATCATTGCGGGTAAAACGGACAGAGACGGAATTGATGGAATTGGTGATGTTCGACATGGTATTGCTCCATTTTGGTTGAAGGTGATTGCTGTTGAAGTAAGTCCTACGCGCTTACCGGAAACCTGTCAACAACTTTTTTCAAATTTCCCCAAAAACTTTTTCCGCTACTCGTTCAAGGGACTGATACCCAGACTGTTGAAACCAGTTCTAGACTTCTTTCAAAAACCTGTCAACAACTTTTTCACGTTCTCCATCTTTTCTTCATCTCTTTTTATCAATCTTCTACCCTGTCCATCAATTTCATCAATTTCTGTCCGTTTTAAGGCCCTATTTCTGTCCAACATGGGTCATAGGTCATCTTTTGTCGTTAAACGCCTTATAGACCCCTTTACGGCCCAAAAACAGGCATATTAGGTAAAAGGTAGGTCATGGTCATAGGTTCAAACACCATGCTAACCTTATGTTAACCTTAAGTGTGGTAATGGCAGTCATCCAAGGGTCATCCAAGGGTCATCCAAAGGTCACTGTAGGTCAGCATAAGGTCACTGTAGGTCAGCATAAGG